TTAACGGACGACAATGAAGAAGGAAAACAACATGCAATAGAACAAGCTACTAACGATGTAGTAAATAATTTACAAGGAGAATGATGATGGCACTAACGAGTGAACAAAGAGTCACGAAGTCCCACATAGCGATAATGCGTAGCAAACAGTTCTGTATGTTTGCAGGTGTGTTATCGGTGGGCAAGGTAAAATTTATGGAAGACTTACCGACTGCGGCAACGAATGGTCGTGATGTCATGTATAACCCTAAGTTTATTGATACATTGAATGACAAAGAACTAAACTATGTTGTGTTGCATGAAGCGTTGCACAAGGTGTATCAACACATGCACCTATGGAAAAAGCTATGGAAAGAAAATCCCATGCTTGCAAACATGGCGGCTGATTATGTTGTGAACTATGCAATATATGAAGCAGATGAACATAGTGAGATTGCTCAACGACCAGACTCAGCATTGTTTGACTTAGCCTACAAAGGTATGACTACTAAACAAATCTTTGACATGCTTAAGAAATCTAGTGAGTTTGTTAAGCAACAAGCAGGGCATGATACACACGATTGGGAAGGTGCTGAAGCTTTATCTGATGATGAAGTTAAAGAGACTGCCAAGCAGATAGACCAAGCATTACGACAAGGTGAAATTATTCGTGGCAAGATGCAAGGCAATAAGAACAGAGCAGTCAACGAAATACTTGAACCTAAAGTAAATTGGCGTGAGCAATTGCGTGAGTTCGTCAATGCTACTTGTAAGAACAAAGATAGAACATCATGGAAACGACCACACAAGCGTTTCATTGGGCATGACATATACATGCCTAGCATGATAGGTGAGTCAATAGGTAAAGTTGTAGTCGGTATAGATACATCGGGTTCTATCGGTGACAAGGAACTATCCGAGTTCTTAACAGAAGTAGTAGCTATATGTGATGATGTATCTCCATCAAGTATAGAGTTGTTGTATTGGGATACACAAGTTGCAGGTCACGAGACATACAATCAAGGTGATTACAAAGCATTGGTTCAGTCTACTAAACCTGCGGGGGGTGGTGGCACTCATGTTGGGTGTGTTAATCAGTATATCAAAGATAAACGCATTGAACCCGAGGCTGTCATCATACTAACAGACGGATATGTGGAAGATGATTGGGGAGGTAGTTGGGGTTGCACACCTACATTGTGGGCAGTCACATCACGCAACAATACATCACCACATGGTAAGACAATACATATACAAGACTAACCAAGCGACAAGCGTATAACATTATACGTTTGTCGTTCACTTATGAGGAGAAATAAAATGGCAACATATATTAGAAATGAAATAAGCAACTATGCTAAATCAATTACAGTTGAAATTGATTTTAATAAGTTTAGCAATGGACAGATTAAAAACATGATTAAATATATTCGTAATGGTCATGTATCTAAAGGGGACTCAGCTACATCTACTATTGTTAGATGGGTATTTAAAAAATATTCTATGCCACACTTTATATATGGACGATGGTGGTCTGATTGGAAAGACATTCCCAACGGTCACGCTTTCTTTGAAACATTAAAAGAAGTAGCATCAATCGCTAAACTTACAGCTGATAACTATCTTTCGCAACGCATAGAAACAGACATAGTAAATGCTGATGTGCAACAAAAGTCAGGCGATATGAGAATGGGTTCTTATGAGGAACATGCAGTTAAACAAATAAAAGAAAGCATGATTATAAAAAATGAATTACCCGATGAAGTAAACACTTTCATTGAGAAACTACAAAATAAAACACTTGGCGTAGTGCCTGTTGATTTTTATGAAGTAGCTAACAGATATTAAGGAGTAAATCGTGGCTAAACCTAAAAGCGTAAACATACTCTCGTGCAAGTGGGGGACAGTTATATCTGTGAGAGACCACAACGATGAAGAATATCGTATGGACTATTGGGCTTTGCATCATGTATTGATGCAATTAGTAGATACAGATTGGTTTAAAGACAAAAAACCTAAATGGAAATACAAGCGTTTAGATTTTGAAGAAACCTATAAGCATTTATTGTATCACCCTGCATTACATAAAATTATCAACGTAGAGGAGGAAATAAAATGAGTAAGAAAGAACTAGATGTAAAGTATGAAGTAGGAAAAAAAGCTGAAGAACTTATGGCGGTATTACAAAATAGTGAATTAAGTTTTGGACAAGGACTAGATGCACTTGCATTAGCCATAGTAGTAGCAGCACTTAACGCGGAGATTCCCAGAGAAACGTTTTTAGAAACTATGGGAATTAGATACGACCATTTAGCAAATTATGCAAAAGAAAATGATACATTTTATAAAGAAGATACAACTAACAACATTCATTAAAGGAGAGGATTATGAGTATTAGTATAGCGAGCAGTGCAGTCTTAATTGACTTAAACATATCAGTATGGACGGCTAGGAAACTAGATAAAAATGTGTCCAAAGAAATTGATGTAAACAAAAACACAACCATCAAGGCAGGTAACTATAACAAACATATTCTTGCAGGGTCAGACCAATTGGATAAGATTACCAAACTGTCTAGTGAAATACGAGAGTGGCATGGTAGGCAAACTCTACCTTGGTCAGACACAGGCACAAGGTTGTTACCCATGAGTAACTTCTTTGATTATAAACAACAACTTGGAGAGTATGAGGCGGAGTTTCAATCTCGTGTAAATACATTTATACAAGAGTATCCTAACATCATTCAAGGTATGGCATTTAAATTAGGTAAGTTATTTAGTAGAGATGAGTATCCCGATGCTTATAAGATTGCAAATAAGTTCAATCTCAAATATACTATTATGCCTGTGCCTGAAACAAATGATTTCCGTGTTGACATCGCAGACGACATTCGTAATGAGATGAAACAAGAGTATCAGAAAGCCTATGAAGGTCGTGTTGAAATAGCTATGAGTGATGCGTGGTCAAGGCTACACAATACCTTAGAGCATATGGTTGATAGGTTAAGTGGTGAGGAAAAGAAAATATTTAGAGATAGTCTAGTAGATAATGCATTAGAGTTGACAAATCTATTAACAAGGCTTAATGTAACAAACGACCCTAAACTAGAGAATGCTAGACGAGAGTTAGAACGATTGCTAGTAGGGGTATCAGCCGATGACTTGAGAGAAAGTCAAGGTGCTAGAACAGCAGTATTAAATAAAGTAAATCAAATTATGGAGACCATATGAAAGTATATCATGCGATGCATGAAGACTCACCCGATATATCTAAAGAAGATAAGGAGAAGATGGCTATCCTTAAACTTGTAGATGTAGGTAAGTATATTAAAAATGTAGGTATCAGAGATGGTCAATTCTATGTGATTGCAGAGAACGATACAGACGAAATCTATCTTGAATATAAAGCCGCAATGCAGAATATACAGGCTCTTATGAATACTAAGATGGACTTCCGATTGCTTGAGCAAAAGAATAGAGAGTTTCATAACAAGAGACTCAATGCTATGCAAAAGTTTATGGAAATGCCTAAATGAAAAAAGAACCTGTAAAAGAAAAGTGGGTTAAGCAACAAGTAGTTAAGATGCTTAAAGCTAGAAATGTATACTACTTTTTTCCTATTGCAGGGGCTTATACAAGTATAGGTGTGCCTGACATTGTTGCGTGTATCAGAGGTAGATTTGTGGGTATAGAATGTAAGGCAGGAACTAATCGCCCTACTGAATTACAACTACGAAACCTTGAAGCTATACGTGACAATGAAGGGGTAGCTATGGTTGTAAATGAAAATGATTTAGAAGCTTTAGAACAACGATTGGAGACTTTGACATGACAATGTTAAAAAATATATTAAAGAAATACAAAGAAGTAAAAGATATGGTCAATCAACCACCGCACTATACACATGGTGGGATTGAGACTATAGATTATATGGAAGCTAAGTCAACACCCGAAGAGTTTGCGGGTCACTTACGCTTAACTGCAATTAAGTATTTGTCAAGGGCAGGATTAAAAGAGTCAACACTTATGGACTTGAAAAAAGCACAATGGTATGTTAATGAGTTAGTAGCATTTGTAGAGAAACAATCTGTGAATTCTAAATAATGTGGGTGTTTCAGCTTGCGTTAATATCAGGAGTTATGGTAGGCTTAGAACTTAGATACTTAGAAGATGAGGCACCTTATCATTTTTCTTTAGTGATTGACCTATTAATAATTCGATTGGTATTACAAAAGCTTAAACATGTCAGATGATGCAGATAAAACGCAAGATAGATTAGAACTTGAAAATGCCATTCGCCGTAAGGAAATGGACGGTATTAAGTATATACAAGGGACGGGTCACTGTTTAAATTGTGGCACGAAACTTAATGACTCAAGACGTTGGTGCGATAAAGATTGTGCCGAAGATTGGGACTATCACGTCAATAGACGCAAATAAAGGAGAGAGTAATGGCTACAAAATCAATCAACCCTACTACTAGGGAAACATCTGCTACGACTTTTGATCGTGGCGAACGCAATCTAATCGTCACCATACATCATGGTGTTATCAAAATCAGACCTAAAGGATTAAAGTCAGAGGAAGTTATTGACATCGCGGCTATCTATGAGCATGCAGTCAAAGCCCGCGTTAGGGGTAAGTAATGGCAAAATTAAAATTTGTAGATGGTTGTGTCGATAGTGGTAGCGCTGAACATCATGCTAAATATTTTGGAGAACTTATTGGGGAACTTACTAAAAAATATATAGAAGCATATGTTAAATATGATTTAGAAGAAAATGATCATATTGCCTACCTATCATACAACAAAAAAGAAAATATAAATGACCCATTAGCAATTGATTTAATGATAGATATATTGTCAGACGGAGATCATACATTTAGATGTAGCTTGAGTGATATGATTGATAACACTATTGAATGGCAGACTCATGGCTATGTTGAAGATAAAGACACACATATTAATTTAGAAACCGCTGAAGAATTTAAAGATATTAAAAACGCTTTGTTAAAAGAAGTAGAAAAATTAGACAAATGGATAGCAACTGCAAAGGAGCCCAATGCCTAATCTAATAACGATCGACTTCGAAACCTATTACGATAAAGAGTATGGGTTAAAGAAGTTTACTACCGAGCAGTATATACGTGATGAGAAGTTTGAAGTCATAGGTGTAGCTGTTAAGGATAAAGGTGTAACTAAATGGTTTACAGGAACACACGCTGAGACCAAAGCTTTTCTAGACTCATACAATATGCATGAACACTTTGTGTTAGGACATAACATGAGGTTTGATGCATCTATTCTGTCATGGATATTTGATATACACCCACTAGGTTTATTCGATACCATGAGTATGGCTCAAATAATACATGGTTTAACTGAGTCTGTATCACTAGCTAATCTATCTAAGCTATATAAATTAGGTGAGAAAGGCACAGAAGTATTAGATGCTTTAGGTAAGCGACGTGTAGATTTTACGTCAAACGAAATGTGTTCTTACGCTAAGTATTGTATGAATGATGTAGAACTAACCTATGAATTGTTTACCGAGTTAAAAGATAAGTTTACTTCACCCGAGATGAAGCTTATTGATTTAACTATCCGTATGTTTACAGAACCTAAGATAGAACTTAATAAAGGTTTACTACTACGTCACCTCCACAAAGTTAAAGAAGCTAAAGAAAAACTACTCGCTTCAGTAGCCGTAGATAAAGAACTACTCATGAGTAACCCTAAGTTTGCTGAGTTGCTTATTGAACAAGGTGTGACTCCGCCCATGAAGATTAGTGCAACCACAGGAAAGGAAACATATGCATTTGCCGAAACAGATGAAGAGTTTAAAGCTTTATTGGAACATGATAACCCATACGTTCAAGCTTTGGCGGCTGCGCGTATCGGGAACAAGTCGACGATTGAAGAAACAAGAACAGAAAACTTTATTCAAATAGCCAACAGGGGTAAGCTACCCGTCCCATTAAAGTATGCGGGTGCGGTTGTATCACATCGATGGAGTGGTGTCGATGGTATTAACTTACAGAACTTACCTCGAACATCTGAATTACGTCGTGCCATGTGTGCGCCTAAAGGTTATAAGTTAGTAGCCTCTGACCTAAGTAATATTGAGTTAAGGTTAGCCTATTGGTTTGCT